ATACTACAGGGATTTGAAACTAACATTTATGATATGTTGGTATGTAATACGCAAGAAGCAATGACAGCGGCTTATGCTATGACTGTCAATCAATATATTCCTGTTGTATTCTATACGCATTTGCATAGCATGATTTTCCGTGAAAGTCAAGGGAGCGATGTATTCTTAGATAGTTATCATAACTTCTATAACAAACATATAGAGTTTACTGATATCATTATTGGTACACAAAGCCAAAAGAATATTGATGAACTAACTAAACATGGTGCTACTAACTGCCGTTTATTGCGTATGCCAATGAGTGAGCGTGGATTACTAGAACGATATACTAGTGACCGTAAAGGCGTTCTGTTTATTGGTCGTTGGGAAGAAGGTAAAAATCCTGAAGCATATATTCGTGTAATGAAAGAATGTAAACTACCTTGCAAAGTGATGACTAATAGTAATGGTGCTAAGAAGTTTGAAAAAGCATTTAGTGAGGCAGGTATTACTGATTATGTGATTAAGGCGGGTATTACTGGAAAAGAAAAGGTAGATTTTATTCGCAGTAGTAGTGTATTCTTTATGCCAAGTTTGCGTGAGAATTATCCATTCGCATTTCTAGAATGTCTTGGTCACATGCCATGTGTAGTATTAGATACACAAGATTGGAGTGATAATTTTAAGCAAGGATACTATCATAAAGTATCAATTAATGATGCGGCTAATACAATTGACATAATGTATGGCGCATCACAAGTACCATCAGCATTAGACTATATTAAGCAACTCGATGATGAAGTAGCAAAAGGTTGGATTCAATTTTTAGATGATTTTGTAGGTAAGCGTAGTAATACTAATGCTGCTAAAATCAATACATATGACACTGTTAAATACCGTGATTATATTACTGAATTGAATCGTACACATTTGGCCCGTGAAGATTTTGAAAGTGTGTTATCTAATAAGAAAAAATTTATTAATATTATCTATACGGATAATGATACATACTTATCTAAAGACCCGTCTTTTAGACCAACTGAAGAAGTAACAGGCTTAAGCCTATTTGAAGGATTATGAAAAAAGTATTAATAACAGGTAGTTCAGGATATATTGGTAGCCATCTTACTAATCTATTAAAAGATGAATATGAAGTGCATGGACTTGATAAAGTTGAACCACAAGTAGCACCACATGCATTTTATCATTGTGACATTAACCGTCAGTTTAACTTAGATGAAGAGTTTGATGCTGTAGTACATTTAGCCGCATTAGTTAATGTAGGAGAAAGTGAAAAACAACCTATTCAATACTACATCACTAACCTAAATGGTACGATGAATGTAGTTAACAAGATAAAAACTAAAAACTTTATTTTTGCTAGTACCGGTGCTGCACAAGACTGTATAAGTGCTTATGGGGTTAGTAAACGGGCGGCAGAAGATGTTGTCAGGTCGTATTCCGAAATGGTTAGTATGGATTATACTATTTTCAGATTTTACAATGTTATTGGTAGCACAGTAGTCAATCCTACTAACCCAGATGGGTTATTTTACAATTTAATTAAAGCTCGGGCGACTGGTCAATTTACTGTATATGGTGATGATTATAATACTAGTGATGGCACTTGTGTTAGAGATTATGTTCATGTGGATGAGATTTGCAATTCTATTAAATTAGCAATTGAAAAGCCAGCAAATCAAACAGAAGCATTAGGGCATGGTAAAGGATATACTGTTAAAGAAATGGTAACCATCTTTGAAAGTATTAATAATTGTAAAATTAATGTGAAGATAGGTCCGCGTAGAAAGGGTGATATTGAACATTATGTACTTAAGAACCCGTCATCTTACATGCATGAGTTATATAATATTAGGCAACTACTAAAGATTTAATATTTAGATTGTTCTTCAATTTTTCTAGCAACGATACCTTTATTCTTTATTAATTTCTCTTCATCCCACCGAACTGGGTTAATCATTGGATACAAGTATTTTGTATCATTCGCTCCGATATCAAAAAGACTGCCTTGTGGAACTAGATGTTGTTTTCTAAGTTTATCAAACTTTTCAGCATCTACTACTATTGGTTCCCCAATAGTTACTTGACCAATGGCAACTGCAGGGCCGTTACCAGTTCTCACAATACCAACCGTTCTACCAACATATGGTCTAAGACTGTCGGTTTTTCTAGATTCATATTTCTTTTTACCGTCAACAATTAAACTAGCATAGTCAGTATTGCCATCACTTCTGACATTGATACCAATAGTTGGTTTATTGTCTACTTCTTCTGTTACACTTTGTTCTCTAGGAATTAACAACTCAGGCATGCGATATTGACTAACATCAACTGGGTAAGGTTTTAATGACTCTTTGTAAGCTTTAGCGTACTGTTCTCTTTCTACTGGATCTTTAGCACGATAGAAACGATTGGCAATAGCCATATCACCCACTAAAGTACCTGGTACAATATCTATATTTTTGGGTTTATAGTAACTGATTTTTCTAGGGTCTTTATTGGTCAAACTAAAAAAGGTTGATTCCCATTTGTCAGGATGTAATGCAAATGAATGGGATAACCTTTCAGGAACCCATTCACCTAACTGGTCAGAACCACTATGAAACTTACCCAATTTAGTCAAGTGTATAGCCTGGTCTTGAACCGACTCTAATAACTCATTGATACGCATTAATGCTTCAATAATAGAGTGCCTAATACACCGGGGTCATTTGCTGTTAAATCAGGCTCACCTGGGGCAACAATAACATTCCACTTCATTGATTTATTATTTTTACCCTTAGTATTCCATTCATCGTAGCTTAATATGCTATTCTTGCTTATATTATACTTATCGGCGAGGCGCTGTTTTAGTTCAGGTAATTCATCAGGTATCACTTGCCATTGACCTTCTGGACCCTTAATTAAATTCTTCTTTTCGTCCTTAACTAATAAGTCATAAAACAAACTACTAGGAACGATACGACTATTCTTAGTTATGTCTAAGTTTGGATCATTTCTCTTAATTTGTTTTTCTTGACTGGTACTTGCGCCTTCACTCCAATTAATAATAAAGTTGCTAGGCTTAGTAGCCATTGCAGCCTTTGCTACTTTAGTATAAGCATAAAACTTAACATCAGGTAATGAGTTTGCAAGGTCAAATGCCATGTCCATGTATTCAGGGCTAAAGAAGTCGCCAGCATCATGCCAACGAATACTTACTGAATAACCACCTTTTTTACCCTTTGCTTCTTCTTTACTAATTTCTGATTTTAATTGTTCAAAGAATTCATCAGGATGATTTAGTAGATATGTAAGTATACGGCCATCACTTAACCATGGACCAGCGAATTGAACCTTACCGCCCTTCATAGCAAAGCAATCTACTTTACAACTACCAGCACCTGGACATGTATTAACAACAATTAACTCATTTGTATTTTCATCTAATGCGATACCAACCAAAGCAGCAAATCCAATGTTAAAGAATTGTTCTTGTGCTCCATCACTATGTTTCATCTTCTCATTCTTTTTAAGAAGTGATTTTGGTCGTTCTTTTAACCCTGCTTTGATAGCGTCGGTATTATATTTCTTACCTTCAGCATTATAGTATCCAACTACTGAACTACGGTGAACATAAGGTAAATTATATTTGTCTGTTTTCTTCTTTTCTTGATTACGAATACGGTCTAGATAATCTGTTAACTCTTGACCTTTTAATTCACGGGTACTAGCGGGTAGTGCTGTTGCTTCCGCCACATGTTCGTCACCAACTTCAGTTGCCTCGCCGCCGGCTAAGTATACTAGTTCTTGTATATCTCTCCAATACTTTCGAGGAGCGACCATAGCATCACCGTGCCAGTCAATTACATCACCAAATTTTTGCATAACTCGGTTGTAAGCGTTTTCACTATCAACTTCAAAATCTACAGTATCCCCTGAGCTTTCCGCCACACCTTGCTTGCCGTACATATCAAGCATTTGTTTAATATAGAAAGCATAAAATTGTGGACGTTCATTATATTCCATTTCACCAAGGACATGTTTTAATGCTGCTACAGCATCAGCTGGTGTCCCTCCGCGCATTATTTTTAATGCTCTAAGAACAAGACGATCAACTCTTTTTTGACCTTCTTCGTGTAGTTTTTTGTTAGGATCTCTAACATCAGGAAAATCCCATTTATTGGTTTGTGAAAATTCTTCTCTAGCTTCTCTTCTAGACATGCCATATATTTTTTCAAATTCCCGATCACTTAGTTCAGGATCATCAAGGTCCATGTCTAACTCTGCCATCTTGCTTTCCGAAACCTCTTGTTCGGGTTCAGGTTCCTCACCTTGTGCGGATTTAGCAATAAATTGCTGAGGGGTCATTATTTGGATACCTTCAGGAGCACCTGGTAATTCTGGTTCAGCTCCTTCAAATAATTCTTTGATGTTCATGATAATTTTCCGTAAATAGTTGACTTTATTGTGCAACGGTGTTACACTACATAGACTATTTATCACTTTGGACTTTTAACTTGACAAATCAATCTATCAAGCGTATCGGCTTTGCCTGCAAATTCTCAGAAATCAACAAGAAAGGAGAAATCTCTAGCGTTGAAGGGCTTAACACAGGTGGCACTACACTTACCTTTCTTAAAAAAGCAAAGCGTGAAGTAGCCGAACAAAAGATGTGGGATGTAATGGAAAAGAACATTACCAATACCCACAATCTAGTTAAGCGTGTTGCTACACTAGATCCTGCTCTGCGAATGGTCAGGTTGACTAGTGATATGATGACTGGATATACACATGGTGATTGGGAATACTTTTACCAACAAGGTGATGTACGAAGGCGTATGGAACAACTATTTGCGCCTATTGGTGAAACGGCAAGGACAAATGATGTTAGGCTTTCGTTTCATCCAGGACAATTTACTGTTCTTGCTAGTGCTAGTGAAGAAATCATAAATAACTCTATAAAGGAATTTGAATATCATGTTGACATGGCTCGGTGTATGGAATACGGAAAGGAATTCCAAGACATTAAAATCAACGTACACATCTCGGGTAAACGCGGTCCCCAAGGTATCAAAGACGTGGTTGGACGCTTATCCCCCGAAGCAAGAAATTCAATCACCATTGAAAACGACGAAATCTCATGGGGTATCGAGGCTAGCCTAGAGTTGGTAGATACCTGTGCTTTGGTTTTCGATCTACATCATCATTGGGTAAAAACAGGCGAGTATATTAACGCAAATGATCCACGTATTCAAAAAATTATTGATAGTTGGCGCGGTATTAGGCCTACTCTTCACTACTCTGTCAGCCGTGAAGACTATCTTGTTAACCATGCCCGAGACACACTACCCAATCATCATGCACTGATTGAGTCTGGTAGTAATAAACAAAAACTCAGGGCTCACAGCGATTATTATTGGAATGATGCAGTTAATGATTGGGCATTGACTTTCTATGATAAATTTGATATCATGTGCGAAAGTAAGGCAAAAAATCTAGCCAGTTTTAAATTGCATGATAGATATAAACAAAAGGTAAGTTATGCTTGATAAATTAAAAAAATTATTTCAAAAACAACCTGAACCCCAAGTTCAAGAACCAGTTAAGAAAGAACCTAGACCTCGTGCTCCTAAGGAAGAAGTTAAACTTACTCCCAAAGAGTTGGCAACTAAAAATGGTGAACCTTATGTTGGTATCATTAGTATTGAACTAGATCCAAACAATATTGGCAATGGTAGTTTTGAACTAGATTGGAATGACAAGTTCATTGTTAATCTTATTAAATCTGGTTATAAAATTAAAGAAAATGATAAAGATAGTGAAATTATAGATAGATGGTTTCAAACTGTAGCAAGAAATATTGCACTTGAAGTCTATGAGCAACAACAGGCCGATCCAGACATGAGAGGTATGGCTGATATGCGTAATATTAGAAGTAAAGATTTAGGCAACGGGCGTAGTGAGGTAGGTTAATGAATCAACTAATACTTTTGAAAGAATTCAATCCAGTGTTTCTTCATGAACTAGTAAATGATTTATATGAAAATGAATCCGATAGTGTAAAAGAATTCATGGTTCAAGAAATATTAAAGGATAACAATAACAAGGGATATTTTTGGGAAAGAGTGCTAGAAAAACATATGAAGCACCATACTACTTTACTAGAACATAATACATGGCATAAAGATTTTGCTGATGGAACTGACGCAAAATTTTCAACAGCAGCCAGATACCAAACCGGTGTATTTCAAGCATCTATTGGAATTGAAAACAAAACAGGGACACTAAGAGTATGTATGGTTAATGTTGGTAGTAAATTTCATAAATTATATTTTATGCTTATTCCATATTCATTTTATTCTACACGAAACCCAAATAGTCCATTAAAAGTTACATTTCAAAATTTTCACCCATATGGAGAAATTTGGGATAGATTTCGTTGTTCTTGGAAAGATGTTATTAAACCTATTCCAAATGTCATTAAACTCAATAATATTGACAATTCATTTCTTGTTATATAATATAAGTTCATGGCTAAATATCTTGAAAAACCCTTTCTTAAAGAATTGGATGAATACCGTAAAAAAATCTTCTCTCTTAGAGAAGAAGCTTATAAAAAATTTAAAATAGATTTACTAGACAACGATACCTTAAGCGCACTAAGTATTTACCAAGTAGTAGAACAATATGACTCTAATTACAATATTAACTTTTCTAGAAACGGAGAAGATGGAAAGTCTGGCGATGTATTAATTGAACAAAAAGCTACTAAAATTAAAAAGAAAAAGCGTAGTGAAATTTATGGTTCCGCAAGTTTTCAGTTTCACGCTATGGGAAATTTAGAATATAATAGATATATTTTTGTTACCCGTGATGATGTTACTTTAAATTTAATCCGTATCTACGATATTAGTAAAGAAGAAAACACTAGGCTTGTTCAAAATCATTTATTAGGTGAACGAAGGAAATGGGAAGATAAAAATAAAGAGTTAGGTTATACACAAAAGCGTGATGTTATTCTTATGCCTGAAGATAATCTTATTCTTGGTCTTAAGGAATCAACCAAACAGATAATCAATAATGTTGAAGTAATATTGGCATAAATACGTGACCGAAATGCTATACAGTTTGCGTTTTATCAAGTAAAATATACCTTATGTCAAAAACATTAATTTTCGTTGAACAAGATTTTTTAAATCAGTTCAATTTGCCCAATATCACTTTTCATGAATTCTGTGATAGAATTTCTGTTCTCAATGTTATGGACCGTTCTGGTTCATTCGTGGTTCGAAGTGACTTAGATACCTTTGTAAATAGAGTTAGTAAAAAAGATAACCGTAAACAAAGGTTATCATTGTATAAACAAAATTTATACAAAATTTTAGTAACAGATGCTAACTCAACATTGTCAGCATGGTTTAACCGTTACGGTAAACTTAATGAAAATATTGATTTTTATTTTAAAATCCCCAATTCTAATATTCTAAACAATGACATATTTGCAGGTAGAACAAACAGTAAGTATGGTAAAATTTGCAAAAACATTAACTTTGTAAATTTTTATAATACAAAGAAATTATACACAAATGATAGCGAATATACCTTTGGGTTACTTAAGGTAATGTTTGAGGATTTTAAAATTCGTAACAGCCTTGTAGGGCCGGCTTTCTTTGATCATATTTGCAATTATAACGGTGATCCATCACAATTTTGGTTTGATTTTATGATTGGGTGTAACCGTGCTAGTATCTTTAACCCGGCTACTTACAAAGGAATTTTAGACAATATATTTAAAGGTGAAACACTGTTTGCACCTGTCATGGGTTGGAATGCATATCAGATTGCATTTTATAATAGTAACTTTAAAAATTTTATTTCAACCGATGTTATTCCTGATGTAGTAAGAAATGGGAATCTATTACAAGAAGAATATATAAAATATTGCGAAAATAGTATTTTTAAGTTAGAAGAAAAAAATGTGGATTTATATCTTTGTCCAAGCGAACAATTAGATAGTAAATTCAATTTTGGTAAAAAATATGCTGATAGTGTAGATGCCGTTTTACTTAGCCCACCATATTTTGATTTAGAAATTTATCCCAGTGATGATCAAAGTTTTAATAATTTTCCTGATTACCAAACATGGTTACAAGGTTATTGGGAAGAAACGGTTAAATTATCAGTTAAAGTGATGAAGCCAGGAGCTAAATTTGGTTTTGTAATCAGCAATTATGTTAACAGACAAAAACAAACTACAACCATCAGTGAAGATATGAGAGATGTGGTTGCTAAACATCTAACATTAGACAATCACTATCGAGTACAGTGGAGCGCTATTTCGGGTACACGGCAGGCAAAAAAAACTCGTGGAGGTAATTTTGAAGATTTGTGGGTATTCGTTAAATCGTAAAGGTTGACAAAATTTAAATAGTAGTATATTATACGTACATGAAACAAAAATACGCTCTCATTGACACTGCAAATACCTTCTTCCGTGCTCGGCATATTGCTAGTCGCAATAGTACGGTTGAAGAGAAAGTAGGTATGGCCCTGCATCTTACATTAGCAAGTGTAAATCAGGTCGTTAAAAAATTTAAAATTGACCACGTAGTAGTGTGTTTAGAAGGTAAATCATGGAGAAAGAGTTACTATAAACCATATAAGGCAAATCGCAAGTTAGATGAATCTGCCATGACTGAAGCAGATGTAGCCGAAAACAAAATGTTTTGGGAAACGTATGATATGTTTACTACATTCATGCGTGAAAAAACTAATGTCAGTGTACTCAGGCATGAACGGGCTGAAGCTGATGATATCATTGCCCGTTTTGTTCATTTACATCCTGATGATACGCATTACATTATTTCTTCTGACACTGATTATATCCAACTTATTAGTGAAAACGTCAACCAATACAACGGAATCACTAACCAACTTATCACAACCGAGGGGTATCATGATGAAAAAGGAAGGTTGGTAATTGATAAGAAAACAAAAGAACCTAAACTATTAGGTGATCCTAAATTTCATCTATTCGAAAAATGTATGCGCGGTGATTCAAGCGATAACGTGTTTAGTGCTTATCCGGGAGTGCGTACTAAAGGTAGTAAGAATAAAGTTGGATTGATTGAAGCTTATGCGGACCGTACGAAGCAAGGGTTTCATTGGAATAATATGATGCTTCAACGTTGGGTAGATCACGAAGGTGTTGAGCACCGTGTTAGGGATTGTTATGAACGCAACCGTACCCTAATTGACTTGACAGCACAGCCCGAAGATATTAAAATAGAGGTTGACAATAGAATCAAAACTGATGTCCGTATTACTACAACTTCTCAAGTAGGTGCTCACTTTATGAAATTTTGCGGAAAGTATGAATTGACTAAGATTAGTGAACAAGCAGAGACTTATGCTAAGTGGTTAAACTCTCCCTATACCGGCCATCTCAATCAACATTAAGGATTTTTAAAATGGATAAGCAAATTACTATCACTGGTCTAACTGAAAAACAAGTAGCAATGTTGGATATCATGTGGGGATTAGGCTCCCAAGAAGAATTCAATGATTGGGTGTGTACCTTATCAATTGATGACCGTGAACTAGCAGATCAAATGTATTGGTTATTGCTTATTGAAATTGCTGAAAGCGATACCGATGATGATTATACAGAAGCAAATGAACTATTAAAGACTTTCATGCTTAATAAAAAGGAATAATATGGCTGAATTTGTAGCTAAACCCATAGTTAAAAATCAATATTGGGTGATTACTGACGGTGAGAAAAAAGTTGGCAATGTGATTGCCAATGGGTCGGGGTTTGATGTAAAAATTAATGGGTCACAAACTCATTATAAAACCACAACCGAACTCAAACGAACAACCAACATTGAATTTCAAACATTAAAATCTGACAAAACTAAAATTCAACTTCCCTTTGCTGATTATCCTACCACTGGGAAGGTATTTAATTCTATTTTTGATATTAAACGAAAACTCCATATCTATACAAAAACACCAAAAAGCAAGTGTTTTTATGCAGCTGGATGGTTTATTTTAAATCATACAGGAGAAAATGAGATAGTATTTTGTCCTAAATATATTTTTGTGCAAAGGTATTCATATACAGGACCCTTTAAAACTAAATTAGATGCTGAAAATCAGATAAATAATCGATGATTCATATTAAAAAGTTCATTGACAAAGTTTCTTTATTAGAAAGTAGGCAGAATAAAGACTTAGTTATGCCTCTAATAGAAGCTAGAGGTCTCCGTGATGAATTAGCTAAAATATTAGTAGATTATTATGAAAAAAATATCAATAAAAAACCAGTTGAAGAACCAATAATGCAAATTGAATTAAAGGCTGGATCATTCAAATGAGTAGAACCCAGCCCAAAGTCTTACTAGAAATAGTAGATAAGACAACTTATAAATGCGACCAAATTGTAGAAGCCAGTGGTATTTGGGCCGTATTTTATGAGGGGCAACCAATTAATCTCAAGTCTCAACATTATTTAGATAGTGAATCTACACCTAAGTATAAAAAGACCAGCTTTAGTAATCCAGGTCACGCAAGAAATCTTTGTCGTAAGTTGAATGTACAATTCAAAACAGACAAATTTACCGTTGTTTTTATGAACGACGGAAGGTGCGTTTACCCAGATGATCAGGCGTAAGACTACAAAAAAAATAATTACAGAAACGGTATTAAAAGAAATACCACAACACTTTCATATCTACCATGAAATTCCTGTTGAAGATTTGATGTTCAAATGGTGGATGACAGGTAGACAAGAAGGGTTAAGATTAACCGATGAAGGCATGATAGCTTTTCAATTAGCTGAAATATCTCATTATGATTATGAATTCAAACAAGAAGGTCAAAGTTGGCACAGCTTTGTACTTGAAGTAAATAAAAAAATTAAATGTCCATATTATTTGGGTGTAAATAAAACTGAAATAAAAAAACTCCCCTACATCAGACTCTATGATAGTAAGGTTGCTATGATGGTAGGATTATATGGCAACTTACATGAATATTTAAATTCTATAAAGGTGAGACAATGACTGAAGAAAACAAACCAAAAAAACCAACTGTCACATTGCCAGTTAAAAAAACACCACAATTTAATCAACCCAAAATTCCTAAACCAAACTCGAAAGGGTTTGGCGAAACTAACGTGATTCGCAGAAGTGGGCGTGGACGATAAAATAATTGTCAACGAAATCTGTGACTCAAGCGTTAATATATATAGATACACGGTGTATCTAAAATCTCTTTCATTTAACTTATAAAGGAAATACAAATGAAAACAATCGCAACTTTGATCGCTGGACTTTTCGCTGTTACCGCTTTTGCTGCTGAGCCTGCTAAGGCCCCAGCCGCAGCTCCTGCTGCTCCTGCTGCTGATATTAAGCTTCCAGCTAAGAAAGACGAGAAAAAAAGTGAAGGTGCACCTGCTGCCAAAGCAGACGCAAAGGCTGCTACGCCAGCTGCCGCGCCCGCAGCTAAGTAATTTTTGTTTAGATGATGATGACGATGGTATCACTATTGAAGACTTGGACTTACAATCAGGCTACCGTCGTCACATTTTCACACCAAAAAAGATAATAGTATCTGAACTTGATGAATATATTAAATTCAGATTACTATTATCTAGGTACTTAGCACTTAGGAAGTACGACACGAAATGGGGATAATATCCCCATTTTTTAACTAGCTAATTGCTGCAATGCAATATTTAGGACTAAATACATTAGTAGAAACCATAAGTTACTACTAAACAAAAGGAAACATATAATGTTAACACTACTTGACAAGTTTATTAATTTATTAGATCGATTTACTTCACATAAAACAGATTTGGAACGATATATCATCTCCCACAATCCATGTCACGGTGGAGATGTAGATAATCTTATCCGTCAATTTACATATAAAAAGGCTTAATATGAAAATTATCAACAAATTTTATGAGTGGTTGGCAGTTTGGAGTGAAGTTGTTTATGATTACCGTAAACGCAATAACATTCATCATTACTATTAAACTATGGACCTAATAAACTTTATTATCGCATTACGCTATTTTTTACAGTTTGATCCTAGAGATTTTGAGGTTCATCCGTAATGTGGCCCGTTACAGATGAAGAATGGGAACAATTAAATTTCCCTGAGAAATTTAAATAAGATAAATATTACAATGTACTATGCAGAATTATTTAAATTTCCTCATAATATATTGATAGATGAATTTCAGATTCCTACAATTTCAAGATATATGCATAAAATTCACTCTGATTCTATTAAATCAGAAGTAATTAATATTTTAAAAGAGTATAATTTAAAATTACTTGATGCATGGATGTTCGTAACCGCACCGAATTCCCCTAAAACTGTACATTCTGATATCCGTTGGGATTTTAATACGAACTCTTGGGTTATATGGAACTGTTCTCTTAATTTAACTTTAGAGGACACCGATTCAACAATGTATTGGTTTTCAGTATTAGATGAGCCAATTTACCCTGTAGAAAATATTAAAAATAGACCCGAATTAAGTAATCATAATGAGCATTACGCAAATGTTGGGAATGGAATTCACTACGGCGTCAGGTTTAATAAAAATTATAAAAATAATCCTAACTACTCTATTTTAAAAACAACAACTATAAATAAACCTACACTGATACGAACTCATATACCCCATGTTGTTGAAAATTTAGATACTAAAAATAGACACTGTGTAAGTTTAAGATTTGAAGGAAATCCAACATTTGAAGAATGTTTAGAAAAATTAGAAAATTTTATCTAGGTACTCTTTTAGAATATATAATATAGGACACATTATGATTAATCCCTTACTTCCATGGTTCAAGCCCACAATGAATGCAGCATTTTTTATTGATGCATTTCAAGGTGTCAAGCGTGATTTAACTGATAAGATCATTACAGATCCCACACTGAATCGTGCGGCTCATAATTATATCAACAGTCAAACAGAATTTGCCAAGATGCTGACCAATAATTCAGTTGATCTTGCTCATTATTCTATGGATTGTATCACAAACAGATACTTTCCCAAGAAGGACTAATCCACCTAACGGATCGACATTAACACACACATAGGAGAAATAAAATGTCAGACTACACACCAAAACTTCCAGAAGTTAAATTCAACAAGAACGGATATGAAATCCGCACAGAAATCCTCGACATGGCTAAAAGCTTAATGTGCGAGGAATACCACGCTAAATTCCACGGTTGGGAAATCTCGGCACAGCGTGATGAAAAATCAGGACAGGTTGTTACCACAGTTGGTATGCCACAGTTTCCTGGACTTGAGCAAGTACTATCTACAGCAGAAAAGATGTACAGCTTTGTTAACGCAGGCGCTAAGAAGTAAGGGTAAATAAACCCAAAGCCCCCGAAAGGGGGTATTTTTTTGGCTTGACAATTATTCCACAAGGCGTTAAAATTATAAATATCCTAAAGAGGACTCATAATGAGCACGGAAGAAGATAAGTTTAAACACTCCAAACGTTTACTTAAAGATGAAAATGCTGTAAAAAAACAAGTTAAGATTGCCAAAGAACATGGTGTTCCTATTAAAGACTCTCATAAATTTGCAAAACAACATGTCATGAATTGTGGTAATCCAAAATGCGTATTGTGTGCTAATCCTCGAAAAACCTTTAATGAATTAACATTACAAGAACGGCGTATGTTTCAGGATCTTGATAAAGAAACCGATAAGCATAGTAACGGTTTAAAAA